GTCGCACCGTTCGTGATGGACGCTGGCGAGACGTTGGACACCAGGGCCACGGCCGGGTCCAGGAACTGCACATCCAGGAACTCGGCAATGGCCGCGATGAGGTCGGAGCGCACAATCGCCTCGGCTGACGGCGACGACGAGCGCGCCAGTTCCTCGGAGATGACGATGATGCCCGCGGCCTTCGCCATGCCCAGCGAGAGCTGCCCGAAAGCCAGCTCACCGACCGGCTTTGGCGCGCCCTGACCGACCCAGCCGACCGTCGAGCCGCTGGTCTGGCTGGGCATCGTCACGTTGAACGGCACCTTGCGCAGACCGGGAATGCGCCCGAGCACGGTCGCCGGCCGGAGCAGTTCCACGAACTCGCTCGCCAGGTTCTGGTAGACCACCAGCGGAGCCGCCCACGTCGAATCCGTCGTGGTGCCGGCGTCCGATGCCGCCTTCTGAATCATCCCGATGTCCGTCTTGAGCATCTGGGCGACTTCCGGCGTGCTGCCGTCCCAGCGCTTGGCGTAGTCCGCCGCTTCGTAGCGGTTGCCGCGGCAGGCGGCGAGCGCCATCGCGTAGCGCGTGAAGCTCGTGCCCGGAGGCGTGTTGCTCTTGACGCTGACGGTGTGCCCGCCACGCGAGGTCGAGGCGTCCTTGGGATTGTTGCCGTTGACCGGCACGGCTGCAGCCTTCTGCGTCTCGTTCAGCTTGTTCAGCCGCACGAGATGCGCGTCGATGTTCTTCACTTCGAGTTCCAGGCCGTCGTATTCCTGGCTCTGGGACTCGTCGAGCGTTTCGCCCGTCTCGCCCGCCTTGAGCATGATGTCGGTCATGCGGGCGCTCTTGGCCTGCCGTGCCGCTTCGAATGAACTGATTTGGTCCTGTGTCGTCATTGGTCTGCCTGTGCTGCGTGACCCCGGAACACCGGGCGAGTTCATGGACACGACAGCTCGGCCAGTGCCTGACGAGGCGGCCGGCGTGTCGAATTGCTTGAGTTCTTTGGCGGTTAAAATCCTTGCGTCCGAATTGGCCGGAATTGTCACGGCTGACAGTTCCAGCCATTCCCAGGACGTAAACCGCAAGCCGAACGTGCCCTTGATGGGCTGCGGGTCTTCCAGCGCGCGAAATCCGACGCTCAAGCCTCGGACGAGGCCAGACTTGACCATCGCCCAGACTTCGTCGATGCGCGGCAACACGTTCTTGACGATTTGCGCGCGAATCTCGATGCCCTTGGTTGTGACTTTGGCCGCGAGCACATGGCCGATGGGTTCGTCGGAGCGATGCTGCCAGAGCAACGGCAGAGGAAGGTTGAAGACCGCGCCCTTTGGCTCCAGCACGTCGCCGACTCTGTCTGTCAGCGGAGACGAAGCAATGCCCTCAATAATGCGAGCGTCTTCGTCGATGGATTTGACTTCTAAAACAGAATAGGCGCGTGTCAGCGTGGACATGCTGAGTCCCACGCTAACAGCGAACGGCTGGACGGTATTTAATCTGTAGCGAAAATCACTTCAGGCGCAACTTCAGCATGGAACTGACCAGCGATGACATGCTGCGGTCGGTGCCATGCGCGAGCCGCTTCAGGCGTTCGTATTCGCGCGGCTCGACCCAGGTCGTGAGCGGCTTGCGAGGCTCGGCCAGTGGCGGTCGGCCACGGCCACGCGAGACGTGCACGGTCGGCTCAGACTCGCTCATGACTGGCTCATGACTGGCTCCGTGTTCGGACGAACTCCACATCCAACTCGTCCTCTCGATACACCAGAACCTTTACGCCCTCAAGTGGCGTGCCTTCTACGGCTCGCTGAAAATACACATGTAGACGACTCTCGCCGGCCATCGACATGGGCTTCTTCAGTTTCAGTAGGACCAGTTCCACGCCCTGTGCGTCCTGAGTTGTCACTGGCGTTACAGACATGCCGGTCATTGCTGCCAATGCAGCCAAAGACTTGAACGCATCACGTCGGCTCAACTCGCTCATGAACGGCCCCCAATAATCAACACCTGATATTCCGGCGGCTTCGCTTGGTGCCGGTCCATCCGGTCTACCGCCATGACCATCGCCGCAGCGCCGTCAATGCGTTCCGTGCTGACCTTCTTCGACAGCTTCAGATTGCCACTGGCGTCAGACTCCACGGCAATGTTGCTGATGTTCCAGCGCAACACCGGATGCCCGTCGTGCCGTAGCGTGCGCCCGAGAATAGCCTTCTCGAGCGACTTCGTCGGTGCGCTGAGACTGGCAAAGCCCTGCCGCATCGGCACGCAGGTAAACCCGTCACCCTGTAACCGCGTCACGAGGTCGGTCGCATTCCACGGGTCGAACGCAATCTCCAGCACCTGGAACTCGTCGCCCCAATCCTGCAGCCGCTTCCGGACGGCTTCGTAATCAACCACATTGCCGTCTGTCGCGGTCAGATGCCCATCACGCGCCCATTGGTCGTAGGGCACGCGGTCACGGGTCGAGCGTTCGCGCAGCGTATCACGCGGCACGAAGAACTCGGCCAGCACGTCGAAGCCGTCATCGTCAGGGAACACGGCGACCAGCGCGGTCAAGTCCTTCGTGCTGGACAGGTCCATGCCGATGTAGCACTGACGGCCTTTCAGCGCGTGGCGGAAGTCAGCGCGGGTCATGACTTGATTGCCCTGGCGCATTTAGCCGCATTGAGTCTTGCGGGCAAAGGTTCGGTCGGACCATCTCCAGAATCTACCAATGGCAGGACATGATCGTCATGCCACCCAGTCTTGAGAGTGCCATTACTCTTACGACGTGGCCTCTCAGGAATATCCACTCCAAGCACACGACACGTTGGCCTAAACAATCCGAGATTGCTAGTCAAGAAAAAGTTATTACCATCTGAGTCCACCAAATTAACCTTGCTTTTAACAGATGCAAACAACTTAACTAGGAATGTATTCCAGAAATTAACCGGCACATCATCCTGATTAACGAACATCACCCCAATGCACCATCTCGCGAGTCTATTATTCATCATCTTGGCTGGCTCGCTATACACAGACCGCCAAGCCGACTCAATTTCAGCAACGAATGAATACATTCTCCTGATATTAGAGTCTACATTCTCAGGAACGCATTGACGAGCAACATCAACACATGATGTTTCGACTTCAGGCGTGTTGTCGTTGCCCTGCAGAGGTCTGCCTATATGAGCAACAGCAAACAAATGTCTAGTGGACCGTTCTCTTATTAAACCATTGGTCCTAATTTTGGATGTTTTAGTGAAAGACGATAACGATTCATTTAATGAGTCGGACCATTTCTTGAATTGAATGTCCCATGCATAGTTCCATTCGTCCGCATACAACAGGACGTGTTTATATCGCTCTGACTTATCTAGTCCAGTTCCGTTATTGACTTCCTCGAAGTCGCCTGCGGCTTCCCGATGATTCTTGTAGTGTCTATATTGAACGTGTATATAACTTCCACGAAGAACTCTCTCGGCTTCATCCCTATTATGAAATCCGTATTTCTTTGGAAATGTCAGCGCGTCCAGGCAGGCCGAAATCCTCTGCAATCCTTCATTGAGGTATCTACATTGATTGCCTTCATCTGACAGTAGATAAATACATATAGTGCCCAGTGGCCTCTGTTTTATCCCGCTGACAACGGCCCTATTTCGGTCAATCCATAACTGCCGTTTCTTCACAGACCACGCATCTCTACTCCGTTGATGTGGCGGCGCAATCAACTGGTTACGTTCTAGCGCCTCAGCTAAATCAAGCAATGGTGATGCACCGTCTGGAGGTGGAGCAACTACACTGGCGCTGTAAACTTGATCAACAGACAAAGGCAATTGTGTCAACGTTTACTCCCCAACCACACAGCACGCGTCCCACGCCGGCATCGAGATCCACCGCGCCGCCTGCTCGGTCCACTGGTTCAGATACAGCCGCCTGAACGTGTTCTCCTGCGCCGGAATCTCCTTCGCCCTTGCACACGCCGTTCGCATCTCCTCCAGGCTCCTGAAGTCTCCGAGCGCTGGATTCGCCTGCCGCCATACACGCTCATCCGTCCAGTCAGACCCAACCGGAGCCTCGTAGATAATCGGCAGGAACGTCGGGTCCAACTCCGGATGCTCAGCCACCTTCACCGCATGCGCATACAGCTCCCAGAGAATCGAGTGCCGGTCGTAGCCAGCCGTCGTAATCGCAATCATGTAAGGCTGCGCTCGAGCGCCCTGGCTCGTGGACAGCACATCCCACAACTCCCGATTCGGCGCGGCATGCAGCTCGTCGTAAATCACCACGCTGGCGTTGAACCCATGCTTGGAGTTGTGCGTGATAAGCCCGTCCGTCACATGCGTATCAATCAGATCCACGTCGAGCGACACGCTGAACTCTTCACCGTCTGGTTCGAGAGCCGTGATGATGTCGCAATCGTGCGCGTAATACCCCATCGCCCTCGGCTCGCTCGCGCGGTTCAGGAGTTGTTCACGCTTTCGAGTCAGCGAGAGATGCGGCACCAGAAGCGCGGCCAGTTTCACGAGTTGAACCCGGCCATTAACAGTCAGTGTGTGCGACTTATTGACGCACGCATTGATGCCCAACCGAGCCAATAGGGCTTGCCCATTGCGGAGCAATTCGTCGCTGACGCTGCACCACGTAACTTGCTTAGCCGTCGTAGGCACGCACCCATCAGTGTCAAGCCAGCCAGCAAGAAACGCGCACCACGCCGGCTCGCCACTCGTCCAGACCGCAGCCGGAACGCGCTTCGTGTGCGCCCGAGAGTCCTGCCCAAAATGCTCGCGCACCCACTCTCGACCAGGACTCTTCCGCCGTTGCCCAACGCCCATCACCTGATGCTCTTGAGGATAGTCCAACAGGGCCGTGGCACCGGCTTGCCGTTGCCGCATTGACAGAGACGACGCAAGCGAAGACCCCATGTCTTCTAAATGCAAGCGCAACCTCTGGACAATCTCATCGTCCACGCTCGTGAACCTGAACCGCCCGCACTCACCATCGCCAGCCCATGCGCCCAGCGCCCACGCATCGCGCGACGACATCTGCGTTGACGGCTGGTAGGGATTGCCGAGTGCCACTCGAATCCGCGTGCCGACCGTCAACTCGCGCGCCGACAACCAGTGGTATTCGTGCGTTTGGTCGATGGCCCGACGCCCAGGCGTCATCGA